AGTGTTTAGATATACTCAACTCTTTTACCTTTTCTATTTTTTTCTGGTTCGAACCAGTCGCAAAAACTCGACTTCTTAATATTTCTAAATCATCTGCTACTTTATATAATTCATCAGGACTATTTCTTGCTGAAATGATATAAATTATATTGTCTTTTTCTAATTCTTTTTTTGCCAAATCTTTTCCTTTTTTAGTTGATAAAACTCCATCAAAATCAAAACTAATTTTTTCACCCGCATATTTACCAATTTCACCTATAGCTACTCCTTGAGCTATTGCTTTTTTTCTGGCTGATAATCTTTCAGCTTCGTTACCACACTCATAATGATATTTGGCACCTTTTTTACCAAACCTAGCAAAGCAACCATCTTTATCTTTTCCTAATTCTACTGGCATATTTTAATTTATTTTTTTGTTTTTAGAAAAACTATTTTATATATTCTTATATAAATTATCTAAAATATATAATTATGAATAAGTCACTTAAATATCAAAAAATCTTAAATCAACAACTTCAAAAAGGTTTTATTTCTAAAAAAGAATATAAGAAAGAAATGAAATTTATCAAAGATATTAAGAAAAAATCTATTGTTTTATCATAACTATTCCTGCAACATTTAAAGGTGCTGCTCCAGTACCGTCAGTTTGATAAATATCACCAATTAATAAACCTGCGGTTGTTGCTGCAGCATCATCAGCATAAGCTGGTAACGCAAAAATATTATATCTTATAGAACTAAAATTAATAACAGATGGAGTTAATTCTATTTCTGAAATAGCACTCAGCGTTGTATTATCGACTTTTAATTTTATTTGAGAATCATTTATATCAACTGAAGAAAAATCAACCGCTATATTATCTAAAGATTCTAAAGATATGCCATTTATCGAACTATTATTCATAGTTATCGTATTAGAATAAGTAGAAGAGGTACCACTATTCAAAACTGATAAAATTAAAGCAGGAGCAGTTTGTTTTATTTCATAAACATCTATTGAATTATCTACTTTTGAATTAATTTCATTAATAGAATATAACGATAAGGTGCTACCAGTACCACTTATAATTTTAGAACCACCATCAACAATAATATCGGTTCCATCAGTTCTATTATCAACGACTAAAGTAGATGGTAATCCACCTACATTACCAAGATTTTCACCGATAAAAGTATTGTTACCTACATAAATTCCACTTTGTGATGCTTGTATAAAGTCACCAACTATAATTCCTTTTACACCACCATCTATATGATTAAAGTTACCTAAGGACATAACACCATTATTAGAATTATTTAGGGTTCTATTTTCGTGATTTATATTATTATATTCTTGTCTAACACTTTTGCTTAAATAATCAGATGGTGATAGAAAAACAGGACTAAAGGTAGGAGGCAATTGACGACCAGGCTCTAGGAATTCGCTACTAGGTCCAAAAGATGGTAAATTTAAATCATCATCAATCGACATAAGTTCTACTTTAGTCAGCTCTTGTTTATTAGCATCAAAGTCAATAATCTTATTGATATTCCAATAACTATTATCAATTCTAATTTTAGCATTTAATCTTAAATTAGCTATATCTACGCCTTTTAGATGAAAATAAGCAGTCAATAATCTACCATTGTTAATTTGTCCGCAGGTTCTACGCCAAAAATTATTAAACAAATTATTATTTGTTATATTTCTAATATCATAAAAATAAAAATCACAAACACCAAAATTCAAATCGAAAGTCGGATTAAAATCAGCATTTAGATGTGATATAAGAGGATAATAATTTAATTCAACCCAGCTTCCTAAGTTAATATTTGGTGGAAATCCTGTAACCGATGGATTTACCCAATTTATTAAAAACCACCTCTGGCAAGATTTATTTCCATTATCTAATAATATTCTAATATTGTATTTCTGATCACCAGATGGAATTAAAGGCAAAACTGAACCCCAGTTCGATTCTTGTGATGGAGTCGGACTAAATATAATTTCTTTTCTTTCAACACCTTTTACATAATTATTAGAAAATATAACTTGATGCTGTCCATAAATTTCATTCGTAACTTCTTTATATCCTTTGTTAGCAGGATCTGAATCTTCTTTATATGAAAAAATATATGACTTAGCACTAAGTTCTGGTAAAAATCTAATTTCTTGCTCATCCTCTCTTGCTAGTTTATCAGTCCAATCGACTAGCGCACCACTATCGTAGAAATCATCACGACTTGTGTAAATTAATTTATTCGGGTCAATAGGATCTACTTCAACAAATAAATTAAACATAGTCATGATAGATTTTACAAAATCGCTCTGCTTTATTTGCTGAGGAATATATTGATTCATATCTAGTAGCGTATTAAAAAGTTGAGTAGTTCCTGTCTGAATTCTAACTTCGGCATTATTCCAAACCATATTTACCTCAGCAGTTCTAGTAAAATATAATAATTGTCTATTTGCTGCATGACTTAATCTAAAAAAAGTTTGTAGAATTTGATTTCTCTGATGATCCGATGTTGATAAAGGAACTCTTGCTCTTCCAGAAGCAACTATGGTTCTAGATGGCACACCAGCCGATATTCTCGCAGAAAAAGTAACACCACTTATTGACGGAGTAGGAGTCGAACTAATAAAAACTGCATCAATAGCATTTGTCGTGTTATTCTGAACTTCAAAAGCCCAGTTAAATCTACCATAATTTGCCACATTAATAGGTACGCATCTTGTAGGTTGTGTATTAAAATTAAGAACCTCAATTTGCCAATCCATTTCTAAAAAATAATCAATCGTAGATGGTGATGTTACATCAAACGGAACCGTATATCGATTTAATATCGGATTATAAATATTTATAGGATCTTGTATTTCAGTAGGAAAATCAGCATCAGTTCTAGGTTGAAATTGATTTATGGGCCACGAATAATTACCAGTTGCATCAAGAGATTGCCTTGTCTGAACGGAATTAGATTCAGTAGTAGTTAATCGTGATATAACTCTAGTTGAGTTAATAGCTTCTTCACTTAATTTTATTTGTCCGCTACTGAACGGAATTAATAATTTATCGAACCTAACATTCGTAGCATTTTCATCAGCCCAGTCATAAGAAAATCCAGAATCGGCATGAATTCGATTCCAATATTGTTTAGCATAAATAGCTGGTTTTAATTCAGTTATCGGATAAAGATTATCATCACCAAAAGGAATAACATATTTATAACCATCGACCCAAGAGTGACTAAAGCTATCTGCAATATTTCTTGCTGAATAAGTATGGCTAAAATCTGAAAAGTCAATATCAGTTAAATAAGAATTATTTATAATAGTAAAAAAATCCGCAGTCGTATCTTTTACCGATATTTCATATTCAACAATATCATCTTCCATATTTGTTGCTTGCATTTTCTTCACATTTATTAATTGAAGAACCGTATTATTAAATAAAGGAATATTATCATCTAAAATTAAACACTTCTGAATTTTATTAATCGAGAAGGTACCATCAATAACATTTACCTCAAAATAATCATTTAATAATTTGTTATTATTTTTTGTGCCAGGCAAAACAATAGTTTTTGAAAATGAACCAGTTCTCTTCGTTACATCTTTAATATCAGCAACGGAAATATTCAAAGCTATTATTGAATTTTCTAAAACATCTAAATAACCTTCGTTATCACCTAATAGTTGTATTTTTATCATCTTAAATATTTATATTTTCATTTACTGCGAACTTCACTTGAATTGTGTAGTTGATTAGTTTTTTATTTTTACTTCTTTGAATTTCCATCGAATTATTCAAAACGATAACTCGTATATGCTTGTTCGCTGTTTCATCTTGTGACTTTAGATAACATTCAGGACTAGTTACTAATTCCTGAAAGTATTGCGACATTTCACCGCTCATCCAATCTGTTTGTAAAGTCAAAGTTTTTTCAGTAGTTACAGAATAAGTTACTTCACCAGCTTCATCCACAAAATAACGCCATTTATCAGGAGTTAAACTTTGATCTAAATTTCCAAATTCCTTTCTATAATTTTTCTTTTCAGAGGTTATGCTTTTTTTCTCTCTTAAAGAAAAAGCAAAAGAACTCCACGAACCAGCACGGTCCATAAAAACTATTTGTGTTTCATTTATGGGACATCTATCTTGAATATAAATCTTTTTTGTTTGTGATGTAAAATTCGCAACCGTTAAATCAGGTACGCACACTTTAGTTTCAAAATTAGTCCAAGGTGCTTGTGGAATCCATTCACCACCAGTTGTTGTTCCAACAGGTACATAAGGCGGGCTGCCAGGAGCAACATTTCCTTGAACTGCAAGGACAGCAGTAGAACCTAAAGAATCTGTTACGACATAAGCAGTCGAACCAGAATCGTACCATAAACACCATATAGTAGTAGAACCAAAGAAAATATAAAAATAAAATCCATCATATACTCCACTCGGAATTAAATCTTGAACTACGGTTCCACTTCCTTCATCATAAATTATAGTTAAGCTTTCAGGAAATCCACATAAGCAATTATTCACAGCCGTAACCGTATAAGAACCACCTTCACCGATAAAGGTACCAGGACCTGAATAATATATAGCAGCGGCACTCGGCGACACATCAACTTGCTTTATATAAGGAATAGTACCTAAAGCACAGGTATCTAATATAAATATTGTACCATCTGGATTTTCGAATAATATCGTACCAACATTATTAGTTATATCATCGAAAAAATTCCACCAAAGATTTTGCCACGGATAAATATAAAAATTATCATTTGGTGCATTTGTTAATATTTGCGAATTATTATCAACACAAATAATATCATCTTCGGTATATTGTGCAAATTCTAAAAAGCTATAAGCTCTATTGAAAGCAACGCCACAGGTAGAAGATGACAAACCAACAGTTCTAACTCTTCTATTATCAGCATATCTAATAAATGAACCTGTTATATTTTGAGAGCCTACACAAAAAGTGTTATAATTAACGGTTAATAAACCAATGCCAGGTGCAGCACTCGTAATAGTCCAAAAACCTTCTATTCCTGCACGACAATCAATATAACCAGAATCTATATCAATATAAACCTGATCACCTACTATGAAAGGCATAGAGGTAGTACCAGATATAAAAGTTTGATTAGCAAATGAACCAGTAGCTCCAGCTGAGAAAGCTGTATATAATTCATAACTTTCAATATATTCTTCACCAAAATCGACTTGATATTCAAAAACTGAATTTTGATCCGCATTAATATAAGTATTGTTACCTACATCGAAAGCATTAGTCAAATAATCTTGAATAATTTTTGATAAATCGGCATATCCATAACCATCACCGGGTCTAGGTGCAATTTTCAACTCTCTCAAAACTGTATAAGGAGAGTTACATAACTTTATCTGAAAAATATATCTAAATCCAGGTAGATTTTTATTTGTCGAATCTACATAATAGTAAATCGGGTTATAGCCTGGATGAACTCTATCTGGAGTTGCTAAAATAGTTATTGCCATAATTAAATATCAAATTTATAGATTTTTGAAGAAGAACTTTCTTCTTTTAGTAAAAACTTCTTTATATACATCGAACCGTAACGAATTGCATCCATAGCATCGTCGTATAATTTCACTATATCTTCAGTTACGACGCCATTCATTTTTTTATATTTATAGTTCTCATTTTCTTTTATTATATTGTAGGAACTTTCTGATATTTTTATTAAGAAAGTTTTTACACAATTTAATCCATCTTTTACATTTTTATTTGCCTCAATAACTTTATATCCACTTCTTCTTAAATCTGCTATAATTTCGGGTCTAGCCGTTTCACTAATTATAGTAGCCGATTTATCTACTGATTTTTCATTCATCTTCGATATAATATCTTGCGAGGTCAAATGGCTTTCATAGATAACTTCTTCTAAAAATAATTCTTTCATTTTCGAATTGAACCAAATCTTTATTAAAGCTGTCGGATGCGAATAACCAAAGTCGAGTCCATAAATAAAACTATTCAGATATTCTGGCTTCTTTGTTATCTCCCACTTATTATATACATTTTCTTTAGAAAAGGCTCTTTGTCCTAAAGCAAATATTTGATAATAACTTTCATCTGTAGTTTTATAGGCTTCTATTTGTTGAATAATAGCTTCTTCTAAAAACGGATTATCTTTATATGTCGAGTGTATATCATAAACATTTTCAATAGGTAGATGATATACATAGTTATCAGAATCTGACGGGTTATAGTCAATTATTAATTTTTCTGACGTTCTTAAATTGAGCTGTTGAAAATCATCGTATAATAATTCATTAGCTTCATTGCACCAACATAAATCTCTTTTTCTACCACGCAATTTTTGTTCGTTATCTACGCTAAAGAACTCAATTTGACTTTTATTCGGAAAGGTGTATATCTTTTCACTTTTATTATGTTGAGCTTCTGAATAAAGGTTCCAATCTTTTAATATTTCAATAAAGTCACGATAACAGGTTGCAGTTAAAGCAGGTCCAGTTTTTCGAACCACGCTGACTAATTTCTTTTTGTTTTTTAAACAATATAAAACTAAACACTGAATTATCGAATAGGTTTTTGAAGAACGGCTACCTCCTTGATTTCTAATAAATCGTTTTTCAGAATTTAGTCCTTCCCAATTTTTTTCAAAAACTATTGTGCCTTTGATATTCAAAGTGCTACTCATTTATATCATCATCTTTTTTCTTAATAATTTCAATTTGAATATTATTAATATTTTCGCCATTAGTAGTTATATCGATATTCTCTGTATAACCTCTTTTTCTTGCTTTGTATTTCATATAAAATAAAATAGAACGTTCTGAACCTTCACTAATCTTTTTTAATAACTGACTTTCTGCAAAATCTAAAGTTATTTCACTTATATCATCGCTTTTTTTGGCAAAATCTTCATCAGTTCTATAATATTCGTAGAATTGACTTCTTGATAATCCTACTTCTTTGCAAGCAGCAGTAACTATTCCTAAATTTCTTTCTAAAGCTTCTAATAGCTTCTTTTTATTTAATTCGGGGTTATATCTTTTTTTCATAAATCAAATATAATATTTTTAAAATATCTATCGATAATATTTTTAATATTAGCTGCTATAGCATATTCCTCTTCTATTAAAACTATTTCCATAATTTCATTAAATAAACCGGCATAATATACAGCTATGTCGAATTCATAATTTCTATCGGTTATCTTCTTATAGTTAATATCAAAGTCGAAAGCCAAATCATCTATTTCAAATTTATTCAAAACATTATTCACTAGCAATCTTTTTAATATACGGTTACATTTGTAAAGCTTTTTCCATAAAGCATATTGTTCGTAGTCCTTTGTGTCGAGCCAGTTCGGCATGCGCATTAAACAAAAATCTAATTCTCTTATTAAAAAATTTTCCATTAGATAGTAGTTAATTTATTATCGGCTATATTCTTCCAAAGAAAAACAGAACCGTCAAATATTGTCGTAGTAGTAGTCGATATATCGTATATTTGATATTTTAAAATATATCGATAAGCAGTTGCATCTTTTCCATAACCAGAACCAATATATTCATAACCGACTATTCCTACATAAACTATATTGTCTATTTTCTTATTAAAGTGTATTGGTAAATATTCACATAAATCTTTTCCGTTATTATCTACTAATCTATCGACTTTAGAATAGAAAGAACCTACACCTAAAATAGGAACTTCATTTCTATTTGTGTTCCAATGATTTCGCCAAATCATATTGCTCTTATTTACTAATTCAGGTTTACAAATATTTTTTTCTTTGAATATTGTGTGGCTTCTTCTAATTCTCGGCTTAATAACAATAGCTACTTCTGTCGTAGGATTAGCACATAAACTATAAATAGGCTTTTTGTGCTTATTCACTAAAAAGTTAATAACTTCATTTAAGTCCAATATCTTATCATATAGTCCAGCTATCAAATTAAAATTAAAATTATTTTTTTGATTTTGCTCTTCTATTAATTGATTCAACCTTTCTAATTCCTGAATAAAGTTCGGCTGAAATGAAATTGCTACCCAAGCTTTGCCATTCCATTCCCAACTTTTATTATTGTAACTATATTTTTCACCAACATAGGTAGGTGCGGGCCAATTAATCATTTAGAATATTATTAATTTTTGTATTCCTATTATCAATTAAATTATAGGCTTCAAAAATTTCATCTGTATTATATAGAAAGTAAATATCTTCACGATTTTCTACAATCCATGTATAAAATTGCGAATAAGTCATTCCATCAGGAAAGTTTTCAAAGTCGATTTCTATTTCTTCATCCATAGTTTTTTTTATTTTTTTGCTTTCTGAAAGCGTTGCCACCAAACGGTTTGAACCTATTTCCTCCTACATAAGAAGGAGTATAAGAATATAGGTTATAGAATAGATTTTATCAGAATATAATTTTTAAATCTTTCTTCAATTTCTTTACACTCTTTAATAGTTCGATAACTTAAACTTAAAGATATTTTTAAATATTCAGAAATTTTCTTGCCAGTTTTTAATTCTAAATTGAACCAAATATTAAATAGCCTTTTATCATAAGGACTTAAATTTTTATTGAACTCCGTTAATAAATCTAAATATTCATCATAGTTCGGATCGTTCGTAGTAGTATATCGATAAGATATGGATTCTAAATCTGAAAATGGAATTTG